CCATCCTTTGACGAATCATCGAGTCAACAAAGACAGGAGCTATGCCAGCCCTAGAGCTACCACCCTCTATGGCCTGGATCTCAGCCTGCAACTCTTCCAGTGACCATTTCCGCAACTCTTCCCACTGTTCCAGGAGATTCATTCCTGAATACATCCCAGCACCACCCATAGGAGGTGCCTGGGGAGCCGCGCCCTGTAGACCAGGACCAGGGCCAGGGCCAGGGCCAGGGCCGGGACCGGGGCCAGGACCGCCAGGACCTTGCCCCATACCGGGAGGTGAAAAGCCAGGGGCTCCACCAATACCCATATTGATGTCTTCAGGGTTGAAGTTATTACGCATGAAATATTCCTTTATTCACCCTGATTGAACAGCGACGCGATTCCTGCCGCGCTCATACCAAGACCAGTCAACTGAGAAGCTAGACCCATCTGGGGCCTTGTCTCACTAGACTTGAGTTGACCCGGAGAGCCTGCGATCAGACCCGAAAGCCAGTTCAACTGCTCCTGCGGCCACTGCTGTCGGTTCATCCATTCCTGATAGTCAAGGTCTAGAACAGACTGCTGCAACTCCCTGTTAGTAGCACCGGCCCTGGTGAGTTCGCGCTGCCTCTCGTAGGCACGCTTCTGGGCATTGGCCCCGAGGGCGTCGAAGCGTTCAGACGCATCCCCGGCGGCGGCAGCCTGCCGCATGATCATGTCCTGGTTGTATCGATCAGCTTCCATCGCCATCTTGGCTTCTTGCTGTCCAGCGGCGTCACCCATCTTGACGGCTTCTATGTAGGCTTGTCGGTCACGGTCCATCGCCTGTAATCCAGACTCCCAGGCCCGGCTTGCCCCGGCTCCGCGAATGTCAGCAATGGTCGAAGCCTGCTCGGACTGCCCGAGGACATCTTCAAGAGCAGCCCTGTAGCCACCGCGAGATCCCTGGGCAACGTGCTCGGAAGCGTTCTGGATACGGTTCCTCGCATATTCATCCCTTGCCGCAGCCTCTTCCTGCTGAACCACATTCTCAAAGTACGGATTCATATACCGATCAGCCACATCTCCCTGGTATTGCTCCAGGCCAAACGCTTGCCCATCAGGACCACGAAGAACACCGCCGTAAGTAGACTTAACATCTTGAACAGCCGATGGAAGCTGTGATGCGATACCGGCAAACTCAGAGGCGTATTCTCCGTAGGGATCGCCAGCCCTGAAAATATTATCAGCAGCACCCATTGCATCTCGTTCCCACTGGGTCAGGTCAGCAATCCTGGGTCTGGGACCAAGGTTCTCGCCCGTAACTTCATCGTAATAGTTGTACCCCTTATAGTCCCTTCCGTAAGTGAGGGCAGCAGCCTCTTCCATAAGGCGCTTATGCTCGGACTGCGCCCACTTGGGCATATCCGAGGTGTAATTAACACCCTGGCTATAAGTGGTCCCACCACCACCCTTGCATTGAGCGACATCACCGTCGTACTCGAAGGACTCAGAGCTTACTTGAACAAGCTTCCCGTCTTTCAACTCATAATTAATTTCAGTGTAAATCTTCATCACTTACTCCTTAAATCCTTTTCCACGACCGTGAAAACCTTTTCAAACCCAAACTTAGCCAGGACTTTTAACCAGCCATCTCGTCCTGTCAGTTCTATTCCATCACACTCATTCGCTCTTGCGAAATCCTCAAACACTTCCACGATTAAATCCCGGTAGTCGTACCAGAGGCCACTATCATCACCTCCCATGAACGTAACCGACAGGTTCTTTCGTAGGGGGTAAAAGGCAATCTCCGTAGTGGCAGCCAGTAGCATCTCATCGTCTCCTTGAAACAATATCCAGAGATGGGATGCACCAGCCTCAATCTGTCTTCGTAGCGAGAAGATATCGAAACGCCCGTGGCTTCGATCCGTCGCTCTTCTCAGAAATCTTCCAGCATCAATCCAGCAATTGTCCAGAAACCGGGGATGGACAAGCGTAAACGTCACATCCCCTTCGGTCTTGTTCACGAACCCTCCTGCTAAGCGATCAGGGCCTTTCTCGGATCAATCCGGGGCGGCTGGGTTGCCATGCCGTTCTTCGCAGCCCGGATCCTATTCACCATCTCCATCAATTCCTGTGCTCCAGCCTGGGAGCTTCCATTGCCGAGGCTACTCACAGCGTCAGCAGGAATCACCACTTCGTCACGAGACAAAAGGACAGGTTCTCTGCCTTCAATGTTGGCCATTACACTGTCTGAAACGCCATCCCCCCTGCCATTAACCAGCCCGCCACCCGCTAGGCCAGGAGGCAACGGGATCTCTGCCATTCCCTGGGGGGCCATCGGCATCCCAGCCGGAGCAGCCATGATTCCAGAGGCTTCAGCCTGGAGCCCCGGAAGAGCACCCATGCCGGCATCTACAATCTCCTCCTCGGCCTCGCCGGAAGCTACTTCCTGGATAAGAAGTGCCAAGGCTTCCTCGCCAAATGCGGCTATGAACTCATCGATAATCCGTGCGGTCTCCACCAGAGCCTCTGGGGATAGGGGAGCACCCGATAGCCTTTGAGCCACGATTTCTCGCGTCTTCGAGAACAGCCCTAGCTCTTCACCTTCGATCATCTCATTTTCTCCAGTCGGTGCAGGGATTATCCCGCCAACCGCATTGCCCGGTAAGTATCTCTCGGTTCCTTCGGGGGCACTCCCGACTCGGCCCTCGCCATACCCGTGCAGAATGTAGTGCCTCAGAGCTTCAGTCTCAGTATCGATACCAGCCGCCAGTAGATCGGGGTTCGTGTTCGCGTAGTAGGTCCAGTCGAAGTTGCCGACAACATCTTGATCCATCGGCTTAGATTCGGGACCGAACCATATCCGGGGGGTCAAACCGCTCTTGATCTGAGCATCGAGCTTCGCCCTATCCCATTCGGGATTTCCCCACTCAACACCAGAATCCTTAATTGGGCTGAATACAGGGTTCAGATTCAGAACCTCGGCGCCCGGACCAGTTGTAGTGTCGTAGTAATCACCCCAGGAGCTTTGCCCCGTACCGTAACCAGCGGGCGTGTAGGTCGAGAAATCCGACGGATCGGTATCCTTATGCGTGAGATAAGTATCCCACGACACAGATCCGGTACTGCCTTGACCGAAGGGATTGTTCCTATCAATGCCCGCTAGAGGGTCCTGGTTCGTAGAAACATTGCTCGCACCGGCCAGTGATATCCCGGGCCCAGGAGTCGTATTCGGAGTCCAGCCGGCAGGACCCTGTGCAGAGGGAATATTTCTAACCTGATATGGGCTGTAACCACTGGCGGGCGCTTGGGCGCTGGGGATATCGGTCTGGTATCCACTAGACGAGGCTGCGCTAGGCTGCGGAAGTCCGGGGACCGAAAGGCCATCGAGTCCAGCATAACCCTCTCTGGACCTTATATAATTGGGGTTGTTCTCCCAGCTAGAAATTATCGAAGCCGCATTAGCCATACGCTAGGCCCCCATAAGATTGCTGGTTAAGCATGGCAATGTATTCCTCGATAGTGATGTCGGTCATTCCAAGACCAGACTTCAACTCCTCAAAGCCAGCCATGACCTCACCAATGTCCATCCCTTCCGGGATACCTTCAGCAATGCCACCACCTAGGGGCTCGACAGCCTCGGCCAAAGCACCCAGGCCCTCTCCTCCGGTTTCGTAAACACCGGGAGGGGACTCGTATCCTGATAGGTCGGGCGATTCAAGTAGAGGAGAAGCCTCGGTACCGAATATTCCTTCTTCCGGGATGCCAAGATCGCCAGATTGGACATACGGAGAATCTGAGGGGTCAAATCCAGGCGAGATTAATCCGCCACCCGCCGGAGAAAAGGGAGGGCTTGCCTCGCCAGTGATATCTCCGGCCCAAGGTGCGGGACCGGACGGATCCCCGGTAATATCCCCACTCCAGGAAGCAGGTCCAGCGTAGCTGGAGGGACCCGGATCCTCATCGCTATCCCATCCTTTGGGAGGACCCTCATCACCAGCCGCTTCCTCAGCAATCATCGTTCCTGCACCAGCCGCTAGGCTGCCTAGCATAATCTGCTTTTCCAACGGAAGGTTCCAAAGAGCTTCGCCCCCCGCCTTAACCCCTTCCTTGGCCCCTTCCAAAATATTCGCTAAGGGAGCATCCTGAAAGCCCTTAATAAGATACTCGGGCGCGTTAATAAGACCTTCATTTATTGGAAGGGTACTAGAATCTGAAACGCCAGAAGCCCAGACTTCGGAATCGGGAATCGCTTGCTCGAAATCGAGCCTCATTGCCGACTTCGCGGTCGCCTCGTCCGCGACTTGCGCCAGGGCATCCTCTACGCCCGCATCAACAGCATATTCTCCTAGAAATTCACCAGTCGTCTGACCAACAGCCTCACCGGTAGCCTCCGCTACGGCAGCTTCGGCAGCAGTCATCACCGGAGTTTCAGCAACCTGACCAAGCCCCGCTCCTATATTGGGAATGACATCTGTGACGGCGGACCCCAGCGTGGTACCAAGAGTCTCGGCGGCGGCACCAGCGCCAGTCTCCAATGCCACGGGGAACGCCGACGCCCCAGCCTCAGCCAAGGCTGTCGGCAGCGCACTCCCCAAAGTGGCCCCCAAGGTGGCACCCGTGGTGGCTGCTGCGGGAGCGGCAGCGGCGAGAGCAGCGGTCATGGCAGGAGCAGCGAGGGAGGCTGCGCTAAGACCGCCAGCAGTAGTGGCTGCGGTAAGCAACGGTCCAAGGGCAACCAATAGCGGCAGAAACGCCTCCGGCTGACCCGTATCCGGGTTAATCGTAATGCCTCCAGGGGCGTACCTCTGGAGTGCTTCGACTTCAGCCGGATTGACGTGCATCAGCATCGAGTCGCCGTAGCGACCCTTGGATGCTAGTGCCCTGGCTATTCCTTCGTATTCTCTTGCCATCTAAGTAACCTCTATTCCCATAGCCGTAAAAGACAGCTTATTTATCAAGCTCGCCCCAACGCTAATCTCGTCTCCGGGTGATAGCGTTAATGCCAGTGAAAGTATCTGGGTTCTGTTAGGACCAACGGATGTTCCGTAAAAAAGAAACTGCTTATCGAGAAGGGCCTCAAGGGCTTCGGTACTAACATCCCACTTCCTTAACCTCACATAGAAATCCCGCGCCGACGCATCTTGATTGCATACGGTTATCGAAGAAACGACAGTCTGAGTTTGGAATGCTACAGACTTCGGCTCAGATCCGACGGTACCCTCCGCAACAAGAGGGACGCTATAAAGTTCTACCTCGTTTGTGGCGGGTGCAGACCAAGCTCCAGTCGGGAGGGCCTGCCCAAGGATTGCGAATCGATCTGCCATTAACTTTGCCTATCCTTAATCTCTTTTACAGCTTCATAGATTGCATGGATCTCGTCGTTCACAGATAAGGGACCTATCTCCTCAAGCATCGCACCTATCTCTTCCATCTGAATAATCTCTTCTGGAGTCAGCGATGACCTAGCGCCATCCAATTCCGAATACCAGTCAAACGCCATCGAAAGAACCAATATGTCGGAAAACTCACAATTCATTCAGCAAACTCCGCAGGGACTATGTTGATCGTCACACCCTTATCGGCTCCTAAGTGATACGCCGTTCCGGGGCCATAGAGTGTCGCCGTGAACGTGGCCGTTACGGCGGAGTAACTGTTTGCAAATCCATACCGAAACGACAGTTTGTCACCCGTTGCCATCGAAACGATCACTGAACCAGACAAGTGATCCAACCAATAATAACTACCGAAAGCCGTCGCATATTGCAGCATTCCACCTGCTTGATGTATCGAGCCGGCCACGTCTCCGGCACCGCCGCCAGAAGGAGTCTTCTCGATTTTCCCGGTCATGCTCGTGCGCTGGGCATATACAGTACCAGAGGTCAAATAGTCCAGTGTCATTGACCATGTAACAAGAAATTTACGGGTTGCAGACCCCGTGTACTCAAAATCCCCGGTAGTCCCATCCTCTTCCCAGTCGCTAGCCAGATGCTCGGTCCACGTTGTCGGCTTCGTCGCCCAAGTAACGTCTCCGACGGTTACGGTCGTTGCACCCGATTCGAGAACCTTTGACGCACAATAGTAGGACGCAGCGGAACCACCATCTGATGCAGCAGTGATCCTCCCTTGGGCGTCTACCGTTAAGTCGGTTGCCTTGTAGGAACCCGGAGTAACGGCAGTATCGTCTAGGTCAACAGTGAGGGTCCCGGAAGACGTTATGGGACCGCCTGTAACCGTGATCCCGTCAGCGCCTGCTCCGTTTACAGAAGTAACCGTACCGGATGAAGATACCTCATACCCGATCTCGGTCTGACCAGTGGGAAGGCTCGCGAGCAGGCTTCTCTTAGTGGCCTCTGACGAAATCCTATCGGAACGGGTCTTAGCCTGTTCTATCCCGGCAGATACGGAAAGTAGATAGTCCTCCAGTTCCCGCCGAAACCTCATTTCCTCGTTAGAGGAATAGTCTCGACCCGGAACCTGGAGCGGCCTAACCCAAGCTCTCGGGGTTCCAGCCATCAGCGCCTACCGTCGGGTCTCATATCGATACGGGTATCACCGAGTCGCCATTTATAATTAGAGGCATCACTCGAAAACTTCACCGACATCGCCCTACCACGCCCACGTATCGCCGTTGCGTTCCCGGAGGGAGGGACAGAGCCCACTCCATTTAATCCGGTGCCAACAGAGTGCTTTACATCAACAGTCGATATGCTGGACTGGGCCGACCCAGGAAAATCCTTGGCGGATACAGAAATGGAAAGGGACGGATCAGAGGCGGATTCAGCTATATCGAAAAACTTCACATCCGGGAAGATCCTATTCAAAAGCGCGTACCGGTCTCCCTCGGATATCTCCATGTCGCCCGACTCAACGAAGCTATTCATGTCGCCACCCTGTGCAGAACTTCCCATCTCCTGCATCATCACAGCCGTCTTCTGGGTGGAGGGCGTAGTGGTGCTGTCCCACTGGTGTACGTAGGTTGCCATCGGGTTACCGAATATCGAAGCATCCATCCATGATGTCCTGTTGTAGGCAGATGTAGTCGAGGATTCCAGGGACAACGAACTCATGTCGAAATTGCCAATAGACCATACTTGGTCCAGGTAGTTGTAGAGCACATATTTATCGGGCTCTATCGAACCACTCGATGGATAGATCCAGAACACCTCATTAAAGACGGAGTTCGCGCCCGCGAAAATCTTTTCGCTCTCATCCATATTGATATCATCGAACACATACTTCTCTACAGTCGATGCAAGGGGCGCAAGTGATCCAGCATACGAATAGAAGCCGTCGTCTCCCATGAAGAAAATCATACTAGAAACATTCACAGCGGAACGGGATGAGATTATTCTCACATTACCGCTAACCACAGAGAATGAAAACATCGCCGGGTAGCCCACGTACCGCATGGAGTACATGGCCGAATCTGTCCAGACCAGGATCTCCTCGCGACCAACCAAGCCACCGACAATCCTGGAACCAATCCTAAGGATCTGACCGCCTGAAGTATTGGTGGCGCTAGGGGTCCAATCGAAGGGGTTGTTCTGGTCCGACCACCGAACAAGGAGACTGTTCTTGGCACTAGCCCCAATGTCATTACACTGGAACGCTACGACGTGACCGTCCCTGTCGGATACCAGGAAGCTACCGATAACCTCTGGGGTGCCGGAATTTCCAGTGAAAGCTCCGTTATCAAGGGAAAGCGCCCTTTCGGTTCCATCAGACTTGGGTATCCCAGTAGATACGGTCGTAGCACTGCTCACATCCCAGTAATATATTTCACCATTCTTGTTGGCGATCATCAGGTCTTCGCCATAATTATCTACGTAACAAAGGCGGATACCATCCGAGACCACAACGGATAGATCGGCGGGATCGCCCCATTCTCGACTCGGAGACAAACCACCCCAATCCGCAAGCCCCCAACCACTACCCGATACCGGGGCACTGTTGCCTATGCTGATTTGGTACTTGGCCGTTACAGAGCCCCCACCGCCAGGAGATCCTGTCACATCAGCGGCATTGGCAGTGACAACGGATCCATCTGTGTCGGTGGCTACAAATGTGAAAGTATTAGTGGTAACAGAAACTATCTGATACTCACTATTCAGAACATCAGCAATAATATTTCCGCCCAGGGTAGCGGCACCGCTGAATGTAACGAAGTCCCCCACGCTAGCTCCGTGCGCGGTGTCGGCAACTGTGATCGTGGAGGAAGAGAGTGTAGCTGTAAATGGATTTGCGAGAGACTGGGTTTCTCGCAGCGGCGTAATGTCATACGCAACGCACGCATGGATTACGTAGAACTTCCAGCTAGTCGCTACGCAGATATACTGATACCCAGAATACGTTGACCAGGAGAATATCTCTCTCCCAATACCATCCAGCGTGAAGCTACCCTCTTGCTCCCAGCCGCCAATACACTCGGGGTACATCCCCCTGAATCGAATATTGTTGGAGTCAAACCAAGTGCCTTCGGCTGAATACTCAGTCGATTCTCGGTTTATTCCAGGCGGTAGATTGAGCCGCTTAAACATTCACAGCCAAGCCTCAAGATAGAGATCCCACTTAGCAGGAGTAATGACTGTTGAAGTACCGGTAGTTTTATACAATAGATAAACACCCACAGCATAAGACCCAACCACATAAAATACGTACGTGGAATTGGAACCGAAACCAATCCCTAAATTGTTACTCGTGTTGGCCTCTCCTCCAATCTGAACAACATCTCCAACGGCATATCCTGCCTCGGTGGACGTACACTGTAAAGTACAACGAACAATCCGAGGAACTGCTCCTAGTCCATGGGCAATAGATGCATTAGCGGTACGTGAGTTATCCTGGGCTGCTGACTTGAAATAAGTCCCATCCCCACTGACCTGATTGGCACTGTAAATGCCGCCCCAGTTCCCACCGTTACTCTTGACCTGTATTTTCCCGGAATCGACACGAAATCCATGACCGGCACTGGTTGTTGCCGAGTTAAAGGACAGGTACCCGGCAGCATTGTCAACTTTGATGTCGGCTGCTGTTGCCGTTGTCGTAGCGGTTACAGTTGTCGTAGCGGTTACGGTCCCACCATTGACCGCACCAGTTGTCTCAATCGTTCCTGCGGTAGCATCCAGGGAAGTGCTGGTAATGGAAGAAGTACTGGTAATGGCACCGGAACCAATTGTTCCAACCGCTGTCATGTTCCCAGACGAGATCGTCATGGTCCCATCTTTAAGGCTAGTGCCCTGAACTGCACCGGTACTGGTAACAGCCCCGCTAAGGACAATCGTACCGTCTACGGCGTTGGTAATGGTCTCATCATTTGAGAGGATGATTCCACCAGCACCAGTTACATCCAAGGTGCCAACAACAGCAACCACACCAGTACCATCGGGTTCAAGGCTAATACTACCGTTGGTATCATCGACAACGACAATCTTTGCCTTGTCCGTATCGCCTGCTCGCAACTCAAGGTCGTAAGCCCCGCTTGACCTCACTGTAGCTATGGCGGCACCATCGCCCACTTTAAGAGTCGCACCATCAATGGCAACAGTACCGTCCACCGCATTTGATATCGTCTCGCCATTCTGCAAAGTCAATGACGTGACCTGGAGGGCGTCTAGGATGTTCGCAACAGTGTTGGCTGCAATGCTAGCGCCAGTACCGTCAGGTCCCTTTGCAACCGAGTTCGTAAAAAGGAGAGCGGTCTTCCCGTTCGCGAGAACATACGAACCAGACCCAGCCAACGTGAAAGTGATCGAGCGGCTAGCGGACAGGCTATTCTTGGCGAAGAAAACCCTCTCTGGCTTCTCGCTTGATGTATGCCCGCATATATTTACGGTTATGTCTTCTCCCATCGCTCCGCTATCGGCAAAAACAACAAACCTTGCACGCCCAGAACCAACTGGGGATGTACCGGAGGTGCCCTTGGCAGAAGTATTCTCCGTAACCCAGTTCATTACATAGGTACCACCATCCCAGCTACCACCAGTAGGAGGGGTTGTAACATTAACTACAACACTTCCGCCGACGCTATTGCCTATCTTCTCTAGGTTGTCATTGGTGATACCACCCCAGGAACCGGCCTCCTCGCCGGTCGTCATCAGTGCGATCTGGTAATCAGTTGAATAAGTTGAAGCCATTGATAAGTCCTAACGGGCCTGCATGGTGGGAGGCCCGGAAACGAAAGCATCGGAAGCCTGCCGGCCTTCGCCCATGTTCTTGAGGAGCATGAGCCCCTCGTTAAACTTCAGTTCATAGTTCTGGATTATATCGGGCTCACCCTTCATGAAGGTATAAGCCTGGGATAACGCACCATATAGGAGCGTGTCTGGAGCAGTGACCGATAGCCACGTATTCGTCGTCAGCGGGGCATCTGGAGTCGAACCGGACGTGATCGAGTCAGTGGAAGTCTTACCGTAGTAATCAACCGTCATCGGATACACGGCATCCGGTATCGGACCCAGCCTTATCGTCATAACCGGATCCACCCCGGAACCAAGGGAAGACACAAAATCAAACCTAATCGCCGTTGGCGTGGAGGATGTGGCCGTTGCGGGATTTGAAATAGTTACATTTGGAGACACGTCAAACGAATCAATCGTTGTACCAGCAGGAATACCAGGGCCAACGACCTCGATAGCCGGATTAGCATCCCAATAGGGTTTTACGAGTCCGTACCCGATAGCCCCGAAACTAACTGTTGTTGACCCGCTTGTGGTTTCATTTCCACCACCAGTCGATGTAAATACTACCTTCCCGGGGCTCGCACTGGAGACCGCATAATACTTGGGAATGCCAGACGTAACCCCGGAAGTGGTACCTGGATACGCCTCAAGAAGGAAGTCGTAATCCTTACGAAGCAGGTACCTGACCGGACCATCCTCAACAACCTCTGGCCCTGAAGTCGCCGAAGCCAAAACAACAGCAGTCTCCCCGACCCGGGCAGAGAAAATATCCACCACGCCAGGGGCCACTTGGTATTCCGCCCTGCCACTCGTAGTCACATTGGTTGAGTCGCTCTTCCAAAAAGCAGGCATGGAAACAGCCATGAATATTTTGTCTTCAGCAGCAATGATGAAGTCATTGATGTGGTTGACAAAAGTCGTTTCCGAGTTCTGGCAATAATCCTGGATGGCTGTACTGAGTTCGCTGTAGTTCATACCTTAACGTGAGTAAGGCCCCTCTTGGCCTTCCCGACTCCTCTAGTCTTGTCCCTATTCTTCTTACTTGAAAGCTTCAGCAGGCCACCAACGTGGTACCGCTGGCTATGCTCTACGGGAACACCCGTTCTGGCTGCCTCCGCTTGGGCCTTCGCGAGTCCCTCAGCATCGTATGAAAAGTGCTTGCTTCCAACTTTAGGCATTATGTACTTTCTACTCGTATGTAATCAATCTCGTAGGCACCAGCGGGACCCCAGGCCCCAACATTGGAGTTGAACAGGAACTTCAACTTGTCAACATTGCCTGCTGAAAAAGTCAAAGACACATCAATACCAGTCACCGTTGCTGCCTCAGACATTACGAACGTGTTCGCAACACCATCTATCGATGTCACTCTGGAATTCAACGGAATGCCGACACCGCTAACCAACATCCCTACAGCCAAACTAGCCGTAGAGTCCATACTTACAGTCTTTGAATATTGGGTCGTATCACAGGTCGCATCCACAACGGAAGCATCTCCCAGGTTCCATTCCAAGATGTAATAAACCTCGTCTCCCGCAACCCAACCCGGCTCCGATACGGACACCAAATTCAGTTCGCTAAACGAAGCGTCTTCCACCGTGTTGTAGTACAGCTTGCCCAACCATCCGGTAGCACCTGCGGTCCCAACCCAGGCTGTCGTGAGGCGAATCTTCATCCTCACATACGCAAACTGGGTTCCGTCGAAATAATCAATTTCCTGGAGGGAGGACAGGTCGAATGACTGGACCACTCTTGAACCACCCAACACACCGGATCTGGAAATGTCTGGATCTGTCTCGTCATCTTTCCCGGTCACGGTCATGGTTCCGTCAGCCGACGATGCCACCGTCATAGAGGAACTGACGAAATACTCTGTCCCATCCGGGTTATCCGGTGACGTGACAAAGCTGTAATCAACAATCGCTATCCGCCGGCTTCCCTCTGTCCCCGTATCTGGACGGGGATTCCTGAGAGCCTGGGGATCATCCACAGGCCACCTCCCTACCTGGAGTTGTGGCTGGTCTCGGTCAAAGCACTCTTCACAAACAAGGAGACCAGTCTGGTTAAGATCAACTACCTCGTCTTTGAGTGTCTTTAGGAGATACTCAAACCCGCACCTGTCACATATCCCTAGAGCCTTTGAGCCTACTGCGAAGGGCGCAGACGACATCTAGTACCAGGGTATCTGCGGTACAAACCGCACCGATGCTTTAACGCGATCTTCATCGGCTGCCGTCCTGAAGTCCTCTTCATAGACTTCTTTCAGGAAAGGCAACCTGCCCTGTGCTTCGGGCTTCTTCATGGCGATGTAATAGGCAAGCCCGGAGATGAGAGCCGGGATGAACCTGGAGGGGATCTGCATTGTATTGGAGGCAGGGTTGCCGGCGTCAGCGATGCGTCTCATACGCCAAAAGAGAATCTTGTACTCGGAATCCTTATCGGGAACCGGCCATAGGGTGATCGTATCTTGCTGATCGATACCACCAGCACCCGCTCCAAGGATCTCTATTCTGTCCATGTAGTATTGGAGGGGCCTCGCCTGGGTGAGCTTATTCGGGATGGTCGAGTAGGTCGGCTGCGATATACGATTCAGCCGGTAGTCAGCCTGAGTGTTAAGACCACCATCGTTCGTTCGCAGCACTAGATCCAACAAGCTGATAGTCCCAGTGGGGAGGTTGTATTTCGCGACCCCTTTCTGGAGGAAATTATCAGTTAATGCGGCCCCACCAGAAATTGACCCCAACATCCCTTCATCAACGGTCCAGAGGTTGAGCCCCCTGTTTTGCCACTCCAATGTGAGAATATTCAGGGAGCGTCTGGCCGTTCTGATGTCGTATCCGGTCTTCATCTCTAAACCAGCACGCTCGTATGCCTCCTCCACAATCTCGGAGATATCGGGATTAAACGTGTAGGTTTCGCTGATTGCCATCTACTTCTTTCTCATCTTCCCCAATGTCTGGGCAAGACGCGCTCTCTGTCCGAGCTTGCCACCCCTCTTAGCTGCTGCGGCTAGTTTCTTAGCGGGGATATTCTTCCCCTTTTTAACGCCAAGGGACGAGCGAAGGGCTCCAGGCTTCTTGATTGCCTTCTGGATCCACTTCTTAGCCATCAATTAGACTCCCGTATCGCACGCAGGATTGAATCCGTGTAGGCACGCTGCTCCACGCGAATCTCCTTCACGTCCTGCTTCACCTCATCGAGGATCTCTTTGTTCCTCGAAACCTCGGTAACCACGCGCTCTACGCGGATCTGGATGTCTCCGACATCTCGTTCGTCCGCTGCGGCTGCGTGCTTCGGCTCACCCATGTGGGCGAGGATAAGGATAAGAATACCGCTGATAGCCGATGCCGAAATGGTTATAGTGGACCAGAATGTCATCGGTTGGATACCCACCTGATTACTGGTAGAACAACGTCATTGAAGTGATCGTGTTCGTATTTTCGCCCTGAACCCATAGGCCAGTATCAAACCGAATCCCATTTCCAGGAAGGGTCATACCAAACTGGCCATCGCCAACATCAGCAGCACTCATACCACCCACATCAAATTTCATCAGAACCGTACCGGAAACAGAAGTCCCGTTACGAAGCTGAATCGTAATGATGCCAGTAGCTCCCGGAAGAACCCAGAAACCCCTAAGGTTGCAAGGGCGATTAACACCCACTACTCCAGTAGTGGAGTCTGGAGCAGCAACATAGGAAGCTAGAATATTTCCATCTGACATATTAATCTCCTAAGCAATCGCCGAAAGATCGACGGCTTGACAGTATTCAACAGTGAGGACGCCTACGCCCAAAGTTCCGCCAGCAGGAGTCTTAGTCATAATGCACCTATCCCCGTCAGTCGGGGATGCCTGCATACTATTGTTCATCCAGCTATTGATGTCGCCAGCAGCTAGATCATTCGTGTCCCCGGGGCCAGCCACAACCATCCCAAGCGAAGTCAAGACAAGATCGTTTACGAGTTCATCAAAATCTTC